AGCTCTGACTGCTTCGCATCGAGAAGCGAGCGCTCTAGCTCCGCTTGTGCCACGGTCGCCGTGGTGAGGTCTTCGAAGGCTTTGTTTAGCTTCTTCCTCGCCTCAGCCTCTATCTCAGCAGCGGTTGCGTTCGGGTTGGTCTTCTTGAAGTCTGCAACAGTATCGTTGTACATCGCCGCGAAGCCTTGCGAGAGACGCTTAGCTTTCTGGTCGCCGACCGCCGCAGAGATTTTGTGCGTGTCACCCTTCGCGTTGATGATCGTGTCGACCATGATGTCTCGAATGTCGCGCTTCTTGCCGCCTGCGCCTTCGATGTTGACCTTCAACGCCTTGAAGCCCGCACGTCTCGCGTCCTTGTCGAACTGGGAGGCCAGCGCTTGGACACCCGTCACCTGCTCTGCGACGGAACCAGCGCCGCCACGCTTGGCGATCTGCGCGAACGCCATGAACGTCTTGATGTTGTCCTTGGTGCCAAGCTCCGGCGCCAGCTTGCCGGCCTTGACGTCGCGGTTCTCGAAGAACGACGCGGACGCCACGATCTTGCCCATCGACTGCGCGAGGTTGGAAAACTCGACCGTCCCCACCTTGCTCTGCGCTGCGGCGTTGCGGAGGAGATCCATGATGTGAGGACCCTTGTTCTCCATGGTGCCGAGCTGGATCGACACCTCCGCCGCAGCGTTGGCGACGTCATCGAGGTTGGCACCGAAGGCTTGCGACAGCCCCGCGAGCTGCCCAAGCATCGGCCGGAGCGTGGCGAGGTCGCCCGTCTTGTCGATGAACTTCGTCATCGCGGAGAGCGCCTGGTCGGTGGAGACGCCCGCCTCGTTCGCCACGCCGCGCGCCTCCTTCAAGAGGTCCGCCGAGTCCACCCGGTTGGCGTTGCGCGGATCGCCGGGGATGATCGCCTTGTTCGCGATCTTGATCGCTTCGCTCTGCTGACCCACCGCGCGCCCGGCGGCCGAGCCAAACGAGAAGTCGGCGCCGGCGCCTTCGAGGAGGCCCTTTCCGAACGCCATCGGCATCCCGAGGGCCGTCATCATCCCCTGCGGGCCGCCCATCATCGAACTCGCCGCGGCGGCCCCGCGCATGAGGCCGCGCCCTACCTGCGAGCGGAAACGCGTGGACCGCCGCTCCATCGCTCTCGCCCCTTGGGCGGCGGCTGCCGACGCCCGACGAGCGTCCGCCGCCCAGTGAGTTTGCGCGTGAGTCGCCGCTTTGTCCGCCCGCGCCCGGTCTTTCCGCGCTGCGTTTTCCTTTGCCTTATCTTCGCGCGCGAGGTCTGCCTCAAGCGCCTTGAAGCGGGCGTTCTGCATCGACTCGAATTTCTTGAGCTTGGCGTTCGCCTCCGCCAACTCCTTCGCGTCCGCCGCCTTCTGCTTCGCGGCCTGCTCCTTCGCGGCCCTGTCTCTGGCCGCCTGGCGCTCCGCGTCCGACTTCGAGGCGTGCTTGTTCGCTTGGTCGCCAAGCTTCTGGCGCTCGGCCGCTGCTCCCTTCTCCTTCGCCGCCGCCTCCTTCGCGGCCCTGTCTCTGGCCGCCTGGCGCTCCGCGTCAGACTTCGTCGCGTGCTGGTTCCCCTGATGGAGGAGCTTCTGGCGCTCTGTCGCCAGCCGCTTCTCTTCCACGAGCGCGGCATCTACCGCCTTCTTCGCGGCGCGCGGGACGACGCCCATCGTCGCCATGACATCCTGGTCGAATGCGATCCCTACCTTGATGAGTATGTTCGACATTCTTCACCATCCGAACGTCACCCGAACTCATCGAGACAGAACGTGATGAGCCGGCGAATCCTTGCCGCGCGCCACTCCGGCAAACTCTGCATGCCAAGCTTCGCCGCTTCAGAGAAGCCGGCGATGTCCTCGTCCGTCGCCATCGTCATCATCGGACTCGTTGCGATCTGCAACTTCTCGATGGCCACATAGAGAGCGCGCGCACCCTCCACCGTAAGGGCTATGCCAATGAGGTCGTCCGGCGCCTCCGCCCAAAGCTCACACGGCCGGCTGACGTCGTTGGGATCGCACGTGCCGCGCGCGACGATCCACCGCAAGAGGATGTCCTGGAGGCTGTTGATGCGCGACTCCGCGTCCTCAGGACGCGGGAACATCTGCCATGCCTCGGCCGCCGCCGCCGCCTGCGCACGCTCCATGTCGGTCTCGGACAGGAGCGTGATGCCAATGCACACCGGCGCAGACGGCGCGCCGCTCCACGCCATGTTGAACGCCGACGTCGGCAGTATGATCCTGTCGAGTGGCGCCTTGGCTGCTTCTGCCTCGAATGCTCCGAAGGATGCCATCGGCTGGCGTCAGCTACCGGCTGGCGGCGCGGTTTCGTTCGAGCTGGCCTGAGACGACGAGCCAGAGGCAGATCTGATCTCTAGTGAGTCGATATACAGGCTGGCCATAGTACGCACCAAGAGCCACTGCATGCATGGCTCCAGCTCGGCAAAAGGGTCGATGTCGCCGCCGGCGATCTTCTCGATTCTGCTGATGATGTTTTCGTTTGAGATGTTGATGCGATATGGCGCGTTCTCGTCCTGCCAGACTTCCTGATGCTGGGCGAGGAACATCAGGTGCGCGCGCGTCAGGATCCGCGACGAGAGCACTTGATCCATGCCGCCATCGAAGAACGGGCGCGGATCGTCCTGCGACGACAGCGGGTCGATGCACGCGATGAGGCACACGTGGAGCGCCTTGCCGTAGTCGTAGAGCGGGTCCCCGACCTTCGGGTCGACGCCGCCCCGCGCGAGGGCGAACTTCAACGCGCCCGCGAGGATGTCTCCCTCCTCTTGCGGGCTCACAACCCGCACGTCGACCGCTACGTCCGCGCCGCCGATGACGATCGTCACCGTTCGCCGCGCGAACGTCCCCTTCGCGATGTTGCTGAACGACCCCATTGTGATTACCTGATGAGAGGAATACCGCCGCCGAACTGGCCCGTGCCAGTGGCGACGCCGCTCTCGGTCTGCGACGAGAACTCAAGGGACTCGATCGCCATCTCCGCGGTGAAGACCTTCCCACCAACGAGCATCTTCATCAAGACGTTGGCTTGACTGATATGGCGGCGCACAAGCTCAGTGATGAGGTCGGAGCCGCCGGATGGCGTGATCTCCGTGCAGGAGATCCGCACCTGAATCGCGCCCCTGGAGTGCGCGAGGTACCCCTCAGCTCCGAAGACCGCGGTGCGGTTCGCGGGGAATGTGATCGTTTGCTGGTTGACGGTGAACGCTCTTTTGTCACCGAAGTAGATCGCGAAGGCTTTGACATCGGGCATGGCCATGGGACTTGTTCTCCTTCTTTCAGAAGCGAATCACGGCCCCGTCTGCCGGACGATCTGCCTGAGTTGATGCTGCACGCGCGACACGATGAGAGGCACGAGCGACTCGATCGCCTTCGCCGTCTTGTTGAATTGCGAGATGGGTGGATTCTTCGTCGGATCTTCGATCCAACTGCTTCTGAACCACTCGTCCATGCGAGCCGCGACGCTGCTGTTCCAAAGGCTCGGGTGCCCGATGCCGCTCGGCGGCTCCAACTCGCCAGGCGCCGGATCCGCGCGCACGTACTTGTTCGCCGGTCGGAAGACCGTCTCGTACATGAGCTTGAGATCCAGCATGGCATAGTCCGTCATCACGGCATCGCCGATGTCGATGGTTCGGAAGTCCGGCGTCCCACCTGCCCCGCCGAGGAGCGAGTAGGACGTGATCGACCTGACGACGTGCGCCTCTTGGTTGTAGCTGGCGATCGGCGTGACACCGCTGTTGAGCGCGGCGTTCTGCTCCGAGTCCAGCGGCGAGTCGTCCGGCCACAAGTGCGGCGGGATGAACGGCAGCGTCAGCCCGTCGTAGTCGGGCACCGGATCTGCGCCCTCCGTGGTCGCGCGGATGGCCACCTTGACGGCCGCGATCACCGCCGGGTGGATGTCCGCGTTGCGCATCCATAGGATCTGCGCGCGCTGGAAGTTGGACGTGACCGTCGCCAACGTGGTCGCCGCGCCGAGGGCGCCGCCCACGCAGTAGACGATCTGCTCTAGCAGCAGCTTGAGCATGTCCGCCTTCGCGGTCAGGTGTGCTTCCCAGAGCGCAACGTTCGCCGCGTCGCTCGTCGACGCCGCGATCCGCGCGTACCGCACGTTGAGGATCTTGGTGAGGAGCGTCGTCACGTCCGCCGTGCCGACGCCGCTACCGGACGCGCCGGCGAGCGCGCGGTACCCCGAGAGCGCCGCCGAACCCGTGAGCGTGTACGTGATGCCCGGCGCGCTTTCGGTCGGGTCCACCTGGACCGTCCACTGCTTGCCGATGTCGCCGACGTTCGCGCACGTGAGGGTCAGCGTGTCCGTGCCCGCGACGTAGACCGCCGTGAATGGGCACTGGACGTTCTGCTGAATCTTCGTCTCCATGTCGGCGCCGATCGTGTCGACCGTAGACGTGGACGTGATGACTCCGCGGTAGGTGATGCCCGCAATGCGGATGATCCACTCTCCCGAGCCCGTGGGGACGCCCGCGAGGAGCACGGTCACCGTCGCCGCGGTCGCGCCGCCGGGGTCCGCGTACGGCGCGAGGAAGTGACGCGACGTCGGCGCCGCCTTGATCCCGCTGCGCCCCATCCACGCGAGGAGGGAACGTGCGCCCGCGCGCGCGTCCACGTCATCCTCGCTGAAAACCTCTACGATGTCCTGGTTCGCGACCATGCTCCCCGCGGACGTCTTCGGACCGACGTAGAGCGCGTAGAGAGGCAGGTCGGAGGCAGAGATGGATCCAGCGGAGAATACGATCTTCCCGATGAACCGCGGAACCTTGTACGTGGGATCAAGTCCCGTAAACTGGAAGGCCATCGGCTAACCTCTCTTCTTGGATCTCAGGTGTCGTCCGTCGACGCGAGCTGTTCGCGCTCGCGTGCGAGAATTTGCTCCGGCAGCTCGAACTCGTGCTGACCCGCCCACCGCGCGCTGTCCGCGTCCGCAGGGAGAAGCTCACGGTCACGCATCCGGCGAATGTAATAGGCAGACAGCGGCACTGTCACCGGCATTGTCGAGAATCGAAGGCGCCGCTTGCCACCCGCGGCCTTCTCCGCCTCCACGTCGATGGTGGCGCCGACGTACTGGTCGGAGACGCCCTCGACCAACACCGCGCATGATGGTGTGCCGTGCTCGTCGAGCGCGACGTACGGGTTTGCAACTACGCTCAAGGTTCGCATCTTCTTCATCATGGCGCCTCAGGATCAAAGTTGAGCTGGCCCGTGACCGTCGCGAGCGTCAGCGGGAGCGTGGGAGGCTCTGCGGGGACCACGAACGCCGCCTCCGTGTACGCGAGAACGCCAAACTTCGTGCTGTCCTCGTTGAGGCGCTCCTCAAGGCCGATCGGGATGTCAATCGCCTGGAATGTGCGAGGCGGCGTGTTGCCTTCGAGAGGGATCGTCAGCGTGACGCGCTTCGCCGCTGACACGTCCACCAGTAGCTTCCAGACGTTGATGTACTTGTAGACGTACGAGCCCAGCGTGTCGGCCATCTGGTCGGTGTCACCCGTCACCATCCAGCCAGGGTTGCGCCCGCGCTCCACCGCGGCGTCCAGCGCTGACGGGATGGCGTTGAAGAACGGCTCCCATACGCGCTTACGCTCTTGGCTGTTCGGCGCGAACGGGACCCATCGCAAGATCAACTCGCTCGGCCTGATGCGATAGTCCGCAGCGCGCCACACGGCGGTGCCGATCGACTCGCGCCACAAGTAGAGCGCAGGCGTCGTCATTTCGCGAAAGGCTTGGTCGGCCGGGTTGTGGGCGAACGTTCGCTTCACGAGCGGCTGGTTGCCGTTGTTGCCGGAGGCGATGTTCCACGCGTCCGCGCAGTCATGCATGATGACGGCCTCGAAGAACGCGAGAAGCTTGTCGAGGAGCGGATCCCCGATCGCGACGTCGCCCTCTGCCACCGTCACCGGCAGCGGCAGCATCCCGTACGCGTCGCTCATCCCCCCGCCTTCTGCCGCTTGAGGATGTCGTTGGCGTGCACGAAGCTCAGCTCCAGGCCGATGATGATCCGGGAGATGGCGATGTTGCGCGCGTGACGCGTGAAATTCATGGCCTTCGTGCCGGGGTGAAGCACCTCGCGCGCGAACACCGGCCGCCCATCGGCGCCCTCCCAGCGCAGGAATCTGAGCGCCTTCCCGCCCTTGCGCCGCGTCTGGCTCGGTCGCACCGGCCCGGTGACGCCCTTCCCCATCTTCGGCCGGATCATGTGCGGCCTCGATCCCTCGTCCATGATCGACGCGTAACGCACCGGCCAGGACATGCCGCCGCGCGCTGACACGCGATCGTAGAGCACCGGCTGCGAGATGCCGCTCACTTCGAGCTTGCCCGTGTCCACGGGGAGGTGCGGCTTCGTCGCCGCGATGCCGTTCTTGCACGCGGCGTCCACGATGCCGGGGAACGACGACGCGATGCTCGTCAGCGCCGCGACCAACGCCTGCATCGTCGCGTCTATCGAGCCGCCGTCGCTGAAATTGATCCTGACCATGACGTCAGCATCCTTCTCGTTCGACCCAGAACCCGTTGCATGGGATCGCGCACGATGAGGTGTCATCGAACGCGATCGGCGTGGCCGAACTCCCACCGGGGGCGGTCGTCGGCGGCGAGACGGCGGAGGTCGGGTTCGGCTGCTGCTTGCTCCCGCGCTGGAGACCATCCGCGATGGCGTTGCCCGTGACGATCGCCGCCGCCATCAACCGCTCGCCAGAGTCGCGCGTGTACGCGTCCCCGCGCATCATCGCGCGGGCCTTCGCGAAGTCGAGCTGCAACGCCCAGATCTCGTCCGTGAGCGGGTTGTCCGCGTCGCCGTCGTAGCCGCGAAGCGTGAACCTCCGCACGTCCGCGCGCGCGGCGCGGAGGATGAGACTCACGGCGTCAACATTGGCGATGTCGACGCCATGATCCGCGAAGATGGCGACGTACGTGGATGTCCCAAGAGCGTACTCAAGGTCCAACGCTGTCACGTCCACCGCCATCTTCTACCTCACCGTTTCTCGCCGCCGCCGGGGGGAGATGCTGCCGCGGGAGGCGCGGCCGCAGGAGGCGCAGGAGGCGCCGGAGGAGCCGCGGCCGCGGCCGCAGGCGCCACGTAGGGGGCCGCGGGCGCAGCCGCCGCCCCACCGGCCATCCGCCGGCAGATCAGCGCGCTGCACCCTTCCAGGGCCGCCGCCGCGTCCTCGTCCACGCTCACCACGACCGGGTCCATGGTGAAGAACATCCCGGCGCGGCGGTGTGACGTGCCCTTCGACCTGACTTCGATCGAAATCACGGCTTGGCCTTCGCGATGAGGAACCAGGGACCGTAGGTCCCGACGCCACGGGCGTCCGTGCCGTAGTGGTACGTCTTGCGCCAGAAAACCTGGTCGTCGGTTTCCTTGTTCATCGCGACGAAGCGCGGTGACTTGCGGTTCCAGATCACGATCGGCTTGATCGTGTTGTTCGTGTCCGCGAGGTACCAGTCACCGCCGGACAGCTCCGGGTAGACCAGGACCTCCGCGGTGCCACGCAGCACGTTGTCCACCTGACCGGCGGCGGTGTTGGTGCCGAACACCACCGGCGTGGTCGTCGACTGGACGATTCGGCGCGCCGTGACTTCGTTGTCCGGCGAGACGACGAGCGTGTTCGGGCGAACGCGGAGCGGCTTCCCGTCCGGTCCCTTGAACGCCATCATCTTCGCGCGAACGTCCGCGTAGTTCGCGTCCGTGAGCGGCTTGGACGTGAAGAGGTTGCTCTGCGTCGGCGAAGCCGCGAGCGCCGGATCCTGCGGGTGGTCCGTGTCGAAGAAGAACTGTCCGTCGTACGTGAGCGCGGTCTCTCCCGCGAGGAGAGTGTCCGCCGCGATGTCGTCCCAGAGAAGGGCCGCGCTGCGCCCCATGTCCGAGAAGAGATCGTTGTACTTGCCGAGGACGTCATCGTCGACGTCGTTGCGGCTCACTGGAACGACGAGGCTCCAATCCTTGTTCTTCGTCTTGTGCTCGTAGACGGAGAAGGTGGACCCGTCACGCTCGCCAAGCCACTCCTTCATGCGAGGGAGCTGGCCGACGTACATCATGAGGTTTTCCAGCGTCGTCGACGTCTTGATCGTCGCGATCCGCTGGGCGATGGGGGAAGCGGCGCGGTAGCCGCCCAGGTAGAGGGCGCCGAAGCCAACCTCTAGTGCTTTGAGCGCCGCCGAGGATGTGATTTCCATGTTCTATCCTTCTCCTCAGACGTCCAGGCCCATGAGCACCACAACACCATCGGTGTCGACGCGCTGGACCTTTCCGGCGCGCGAACGCGTGCCGGTTCCATCGGTCTTCGCGACCGTCTGGTCGTCCACGATGTAGCAATCCTTGCCGACGTCGGCCTGAACGATCTGGTCGCCTGCGGTGGAGTTGGCCCACTTGTAGGACCCCTCCATGGCTTCCACCAACTCCGCCCCCGCAGCGCCAGGGTTGTTCACGGATTGCTCGAAGGCGCCGAGCTGGAGCAGCCCGGTGGCCGTCCGTCCTGGCGCAAGGTATCCGGCGTCGATGACGCAGATCCCACCGGCCCATACCTGCGTCGCCGCCTTGATCCCAAGCTTGTGGAGCCGCTCCGGCTCGCCAACTCGCGTCGTCGGACGCCGTGCTGTAAGTGCAGCCATGTCACGCCACCCCTTCCTGCGCCAGAGCCGCGTCTGCCGCTTGTGCCTTGCGCGCCTCGATGAATTGCTCGCGCGTCAGCCCGAGCTGCTTCGCAACCGTCATGTCCGAGGCGGAGAGGACGCCCGCCGCGTCCTTGCTCGGCTCGCGCGTCGCGGTCGCCTGCGTCACCAGCGCCGGGAGCGCCTGGAGGAGCGCCGTGAGCTGACCGAGGTTCGCCTCGCCGACCTGGCGGAGCTGGGACTCCATCTCCGCGTTGGTGACCTTCCCCGCGAGCTTCGCCGCCGAGATGGCCGCGTCCACGTTGCGCGCGGTCCCCTCGGCCTGAAGCTCGCCGAGCCGCTTCTGGAGGTCGGGCACCGCCTTCGCCGCCATCGACGCGGCCTGAAGGACGCCGAGCGCCTCGCTCGCCTCCGTCTTGCCCGTCAGCGCGAAGACCTGCTCACGCAGCCCGCGCAGTTCCGCGGCGCACTGCATGACCTCTTCGTCCGAAGCCGAAGCGGCCAGTCCCATCGAAAGTGCAATGAGTACGATCGTTTTCGAAGTCGGCGGCGAGGAGTCCCCCGTGCCGGCGCTGCCGCTATTCGCGGCGGTCGCTTGAGTAGCCATGTGGACTCTCTCCTTGCCAACTCCACCCGTGGAGCCGGTCTTTGCTTGTCTGATCATGTCAACAACGTCATCGAACGTAGAAATCCCATCCGCGAGGCCCGCCTTGATGGCGTCGGCCCCCTGAAACACGCCGGCTTCCAGCGCCTTGACGGCCCCGGCCGTCATCCCCCGCGCGTCCGCGACCTGGGCGAAGAAGAGGCCACCAAGGTGGTCGATGCGCGCCTGGTAGCGCTTGACCATCGCCTCCGTCATCGGCACCGCGGGGTGCCCGTCCGCCTTCTCGGCGCCGGTGGTGAGGACCCGCACGTTGATGCCCGCCTCCTTCAACGCCGCCGACTGCTCCGCGAGCACGCCGATCACGCCGACCGAGCCGATCATCCCTGACTCGGGGAGAAAGATCTTGTCGCCGACCGTCGCAAGTGCATACCCAGCGCTCGCGGCAAGGTCGTCCGCGTACGTGAAGACGGTCTTGCCCGCCGCGAGCTTCGCCCCTCGCATGCGCGAGACCGCATCGAACGCGCCGCTCGCCGAGCCGCCGGGCGAGTCGATCCGCAGGACCACCGCATCCACTTCGGGATCGTCCATCGCGGCGGCGAAGCGCTCCTCGATGAAGTCGTAGCCGTCGATGAACCAGAACCAGCTCGCGAACGCGCGCCGTGCGAGCGGCCCCATGATGTCAATGACGGCGACGCCACCGGCGGCCATCGCGTAGGGCTTCTGCTTCGCCTTCGTCTCGGTTCGGAACGCGGAGATGAAGGTGCGATCGAACGCGGCCGGGTCGATGGCCATCACGGCATCGATCGGGAAGCTCGTGCCGTCGAGACGGTAGCCGGCCGCGGTCCCCGGCGGCGGACGCTCCAGGTCGAAGTCGACCGGGCCAAACTTGACCTCGCGCATGTCGTCGACGACTCTCATCGGAACAGGGTCAGCGGGAAGACTCCCGCCCCTCCGGTCACCGAGGCGAAGGCGCATCGAGTCGTCTCTCCGGCGAGGAAGCGGAGCGTGCGGACGTTCGCGCCAATGTTGACGGTCAACGTCCCGGCGCCGGCGGCGCGCGCGCCGCGATATGCGGACGCTCCGGCCGCGATGGCTGCGGCTGCATCGGCGCAGTCGATCGCGTCATCGAAGCTGTCATTGTCGCGCATCTACGTCTCCTCCTGATCGTCTTCGCTCGTGTCGTCTTCGCCGTCTTCGAACTTGGCCAGAGCAGCAGCGGGGGCGGGTGCAGGGGTTGCGACCACGGGGGCGGGTGGCGGCGTCAGCTTCGAACTTCGGATCGGAATCCCGAACTTCTTGCAATACTTCTCGATGTCAATATCTACGCCCTTGCCAAGGTATTTGTCTAGCGCTTCTCCAGACCTAGCGGCCACGTTTGCCTCGGAGGAGATGGCTTCGTGCGGGGTGGTGTCCCACAATGGGTATGGCGCCTTGGCTCGGTCGTTGAAGCGCACGCCGGCATATGCAACCAATAGCCCCGTGCGGAAGCCCGTCGAGGCCACCTCCGCATCCCATTCAAGGAAGTCCTGCCGCACCTTTTCTTGGGCGCGACCGGCGGCGTAGGAGCCGCCTGACTTGACTTCTGTCGTGAGGTTCTGCCCCAGGAGTAGGATCGCAACGGCCGCCTCCGCGTTCGCGACCTTGAGCGCGAACGTCTCGTGATCGGCGGGGCCGAACTCGACCGCTTCGATCACGTAGCCGTACGGGATGGCGATGCCGAGACGCGTCCTCAGTGAGGCGATGTCCTTGGCGAACTGATCTCGATCGCCGTCGAGCGCGCCTTGTGGCGTGGTGCCGACGAGGGCCGCGCGCCCGCGCGCCTCGTTGCGCCGGCCCCAGTCATATTCCGCATACTGCTTGGACAGCCATATATGGGCGAGTGCCCATATGAGGCCGTGCATCCATGGGAAGTTGCCGCCGAAGGGGCAGTAGACGAACCATCGCCCGTCGCCCGGAACGATCTCAATCTCCTCCGTCGAAGCGCCCCCGCCGTTCGCCGTGATGGGCGTCCCCACCATGAGGTAGAACTTGCGGAGGTACGGATCGTAGCGGACGTGCCGCGGGTGCTTCACGTCGAGGCTCGGCATCCACACGCCGCCGCGCGTCTCGTCGCGGTACCACACGATCTCCGCGATGGCGAAGTTGAGCAGCAGCCCCCAGAGCATGATGCGCACGAAGACCGGCTCCGGGACGATCGTCCACCACTCGCCGCCCTCGTCGAGCGCGCGCGTGACCTCGTTCTTCTCCGCCTGCTGCCCAGCCCTTCCCGGATGGGGCAGGACCGCATCGAAGGACAACGGCGTGCCGATGAGCGCGTTCGTTCGCGTCTGCAACACGCCGCGGATCCGCGCGTCCGTCTGCACCGCATCGCAGAGGTCGGCGATCTCCTTCAGATTGCCTTGCTCGCAATCGCGGAAGGCAGCGCGGACGCGCGCGGGTGTCCAATCGGGACGGGCACCCTCAATCACCGGCTCGGGCAATTGCTTGCCCTTGTAGACGACCGTCGGCTCTTGACTAGCTATAGACACTGTTCACGTCTGTATCAGGGTCGTCCTGATCGTCTCTGAACTTGTTGGCGCCTGCGTCGTTCCTGCCTTCGATGCCAGACGCTCTGAAGCGCTCCGCACCGTCGCCAAAAAGCGATAGGCAAAGAGCGTCGGCGCGGTCAGGTGAGCGCCTGATGCGCGACTTGAGATCATCCTTGGTTTCGACGCATCGCCGACCCTTCCCGTCGAACTTGTAGGTGGGAGCGATAATCTCTTGCACCAGCTTCGCATCATCGGGGATCGCCCCGCCCGAGCGCAAGAACTTGTCGAGCTTGAACCACAATTCGCTGCGGAGGTTCGGGTACTCCTCTTGATTGGACGCCACCTCTGAGACGTTCACCTCATGAAGGGCAATCTCACGCGCCTTATGAGCGGCGCGCAACGTGTCCGCAACGCCAGCGCCAACGCCAATCGTATCGACGTTGACCAGCACACGCTCATGTGGCCCGTGACGCAGCCGCCGCACCATGTTGAGCACGAGACCAGCGACCTCCACGGTATTGTGACCGTGCACGGCCGTAATAGAGAGGACCTTGCGCCCGCGGCGAGCTACCACCACTGACTCATCGTCGCCGAACCGCGCGACGTCTACGCCCATCGACAGAATCTCGTTCGAGTCGTCTACGTCAAGATACCTGGCTACTGCCTCTTCTGCGATGGTAAGGCCGATGACAGCGTTCTCCGCTTGCGATGGGAAGTTGCCTTTGACGCGGACTTGATAGAGCGGACTCTCCTCGCCCCACTCCTCGCGCTTCTCATCGATGTACTGTTGCGTCGCAAGGCCAACGCCAGGTACGCCCTCGACCGCCGCCTGTTCGCTGGACACGTGGATGAGCTTCCAGAACTCGCGCTTGTCGTTGAAGGCGTCGTAGAAGTAGCCTGACACCTGCGTCGGGTTCGAGAACATGATGAGCCGCGCACCGCCGGCCCGGTTGCCTTCGATGGCCTCGTACAGCTCCGTTGGGATACCGCTCGCCTCGTCGACGACGAAGAGGATGTGCTGACCGGAGATGCCTGCCATCTTCTCCGGCTCGTTGGTGTAGAAGCCAACGATCTCGCGACCGTCGTCCCACTGAAGCCCGATCTCTGGCAGCTCCGCGAGATGCCCGCCAAGCGGCTTCTTCGCGTTGTAGTAGAGATGCTTCATCTCTCGCCACAAGATCGATCTGATCTGGCGGTGCGTCGGCGCGGTCATGATGACGCGCGCGCGCGGGTGCACGCTGGCGAACCAGAGCGCGCCGCACACGGCAGACATAGACTTGCCCGTCTTCTGGCCGGACCTGACGGCGACGCGCCAGTCGAGGAGCATGGCCGTCAAGATCTCTTCCTGGCGTGACCAAAGCGTCACTCCAAGAATGTCACGCGCGAACCCTACCGGGTCATCGCGATACTCGGCGAATCGCTTAGCCCCTGTTGCGGCTTCCGGGCGGGAGGCGAGCCGTTGTTTCGCCAGGCTTGAGAGATGCGGCAACTTCAAGTACGCGCTCGAATATTTCTGGTGAAAGTTCGCCCTCAAGCGCCACGATTAGCGCGTTGAGCTGGATGTTGATCTGGTGCTCCACCTCCACCATGACCTTCGCCCTGAACGCCGGATGAAAGCGCTCCAGGAGGTACATGTGCCACTTCGGATCGTTGGCAATCGCGGCGATGTCGCTCGCGTTGTGCACGATCTTCCGGCACACCTCCTCCGTGACGCGGTTGTAGTCCTCCAGGAAGACGCGGTAGATGGGGTGCGCCTCGTCGTCCTCCGCGAGGCGCACGTAGCTCGCGAACATGCCCTTCGTGATGCCGGCGCCCGAAAGGGCCAGCTCAGGCGGAGAAAGGCCGCGAATTGAGGAGAGAACCCGCCGCGCGCGGGCCGCCGTCAGCCTGTTTCGCTCCTGCAAGCCGCCGTGATGGTTCTGCCGGCTCGTGTCCAGGTTCGTCCCGAGGAGCACCACCTCATCGCGCTCGGCGTTGCTGACGATGCCGTCCGTTGCCTCGGCGATCACGCCGTCAGCGTCCCACGACGGCATGACCGGATCGCTCACCCGCTCGAAGGTGTCCGCCGTCAGACTAGGCGTGTGCTGTTGCGGCTTCTTCGCTCCCACGCCCGCTATGGTAGGAGGGGCGGACGGTCGCGCGCAAGTAGCTGCTTACATCATTCGCGGAACGTAGCGAGCCATATCACAACCAACACACTGAAGATTAGGAGCGAGCCTGTCACGGTGAGAAGGCAGGCCAGCGTCCAGGCTTGCTTTGGCGGGATGCCGGTCATGGTTCCTTTGCCCACGCGAGTAAACGCTCTACGTCCGATGTGTCATCGAACTTGTAGAGTGGACACTCGTCGGAATGCAAAGCATCCGTGCCGTCGTCTTCGGCTTCTCCGGCGGGGCAAAAGTCGCACGCGCTCATGTAGCGAAGGCGCTCGATCGTGTGGATGAGCAGCGCTTTGGCGACGGCGAGCGGTTCCGGGAGGGTCATAGGAGGGTCCCTTGGCGGCCTTTCATGGCGGCGCGCTCTTTGGTCGTCTCGCCCACGATCCCGAGGCGGCAGGGGCGGCAATAGGCGGCCATCGCGCCGGTGGTGTGCTTCACCACATCGGTGGCCTTCGCCGCGCACCCTGGTGCGGTGCATCGCCCGTCGCTCCGGCCGAGCCCGAGGTTGTAGTCCATCCCCTTCGCGAGCTTCCAGCCGGCGGCGGCCATCATGCGCTCCGCAGCGAGATGCCGACGCGACCGATGCACGGACGCCGCGCGCGGTCAGGGTCGGCGGGCTGAATGTGGCCGCACCGCCAGCACGCGACAAGCAGCTCGCGCCCGCGGCGGGGCTTCCCGCGCTCGTACCCCGCGGACACCTGGGAGAACCAGGCGCACCCTTCAAAGGCTCCGGGGAGACCCGCCGCGCGAATGCGTTGGCACCGCGGGCACTTGCACGACGGCCCGCACTCCATCCCTCAGCCAAGCTCCAGGGCGGTGGTGAACTCCTCGGGCGAGCGCCCGTCCCCCCAATCGACCCGGATCCGAGCCGTGGGCCGCTCCACGTGCGTCACCGCGGCCCCGCGCGCGGCCGGAAGGTCCGCTCCCTCCTCAAATTCCCCCCGCGTCCCCTCATCCCCCAGCTCCACGCACCGCTGGAAACACCGTGCCTCCCGGAGCGCCGCAACAAACATGGGGAGGAAGGTGAGGTAGGTCCGCCGCATCGCCGCCCCCAAGACTAGACGGAGCACCTCTCGGACGTCCAGTCCCGCGCGCAGTCGGCGGCGGCGCGCAGCAAGTCCGCGAACTCCAAGCACTGCTCTGCGGTGTGCTCGCCGTCGATGAAGTTGGCGGAGATGAGCGCGGCCTCGTTCCCGCGCTGGTAGACCTGGGCGTACCCACCCCCCTCGCGCACCGCGAACGTCACCGCCCGAAAGCCCGCATTGGTCGCGTATGGCTTGACTCGATCGATCATGAAAAAGTGTCCTCTGGTGGGCGCCACATCCAATCTCCGCGGGGGGGCTTCGGCGGGAGCAGCTCACCCCACCAGAGGACGATGAGAACCTAGTTCATCATCGCGCGTGGCGCAATCCTCACCGCGTGCCGACATTGCCGTGGGGCAAGGTATGTGGGAGCCAGCGGCCGAATCGCGGCCTCGGCGCAAGCCGCGCACATGTGCACGGAATGAGCGTCCGGCATCAACCTCAGGAGTGTAGCCTCGCGGCCACAAGCACACCTACCACCAACAACATGCGTCATGATGAACATCGCAGACCTCCGGGGGCTATCCCATACCGTTGATGTACGATGCCGGACGCGCATTGGCAATGGCAGTCACGCGCGGTCGTGCTAATATGTTGCGGCAGTGAGCCCATACCGACAACCTGGAGCGCGCGCACCGTCCGAGCCCCCGCCCCAGCCCCGGCGCTACCGGGCGATGGATGACGACTTCTTCAAGCCCGTCCCGTACCAGCCGCCCACGCCGCCGTCCCTTGCCGCGGACATCGTGATGGGGCTCCTCGGCGGGGCGATCCAGTCCATCGGGCCGCTCTTCTACATCGCGGTGGTGGTGGCGTTCATGCTGCGCTGCTAAGTGTGGGGCGTGCGATGACGATGTGGTTCGAACGAACGCCAGGCGACTTCATCTCTCCGAGCGTGGAGGAGAGGGTGTACTTCCTCGTCGGGGACGACCCGCCGGATTGGGTGCGTCTCCCGCCCCCGCTTGGGCGGCGGCAGCTCAAGGTGCTCTCGCACCACAAGGCCGAGTGCCCCCAATGCCATACGGGCGTCGTTCGGCACCTCATGCTTGAAGACAGCTACGGCGTCGCCGAGTGCACGGGCTGCGGGGGGTTCGTCTGGTACCGCCAGCCGAGGCGTGACAGATCGGAGAGACGGTCGACACTTGATGCGGAGCGTCGACCACGCACCTCCGGGTAGCGAATCTCTTCCGCGCGTCGCTACGCATTCCGCTTCAGTTTGCGGTTGAGTCTTTCATCTGACGACGATCACCCTCGTGCACGAGGGGCACCCGTCGCCGTTGTGGTGGCGCGGGTCGGCGGTCGGGCAGTCGCGCACGCCGCAGTCCGGGCACTCTTCGATGACGCACGTCGAGGGGTGGTAGAGCTGGGACCACTGCGCCCAGTAGAGCGTCTCGACCCGAAGGAAAGCCGCGACGTCGCGGCCTCCCTTCGAGGCCCGCCACGCGCAATGCCCGCAAATGCCGGTGTGGGTCCATATCTTACAGTGCTGAAGGACGCATCTCCTGAGCTTGGGTCCTGGGCGCTGGGAGGAATTGCGCTCCACGGAGCCTCATTGCGACCAAACGAGGCCGTGCGGACCGAGATCGGTGATGGGCATGAAGCGCATGGACCGGCCGTCGTCGGGCGCCATGCCGAAGGCGAGCCGCGCCAGCTCGGAGCAGTGGTGGAGGTCGAGGGCGCGGACGACGCAGAGCCGGGGCGCCGTTCCGGGGCTTGTGCGCGCCCCCGGAACGGCGTCGATCTGGCAGAGGAAGACCATCAGAGCCCCCGCCACTCATCGGGGCGTGGTTGGGTGCCGAGCCACGACGCCGCCCGGCGCCAGCGCTCGCGCGAGCCCCACGTCGAGAGGCACCGCGGCCCCGAGATGTAGAGCGCAAGGGGGTCGGCCGTCCGCCGGCAGCTCCCCATCGACTCCTTGATGCGGTCGCGCCCGAGCCGCAGGCACGCGATGCGATCGTCGCACGCCTCCCCGCGCCGCGGCTGCACCTGCATCAGGCCCCAACTCCGACCGTTGTCCCCGCGCACCGCGAACTCGTCCACGTCCGCGCGATAGAACGACTCCAAACTCGCAATGCTGGCCATCATGATGGCCGTTTGTCGGCCATCATCACCCGCAAAGACGGGACTCTCTTGCGCCACCGTCGCGATGTCCTCGGCAATCTCCATATACCGCTCTGCATCCTTGGCCGAGCCGGGCGCTACCCAAGTTGCCATGGCGGACCAGACCTCAACGGCGAGCATGAGCGTTGCTGATGTCATTGGCGCGGATGCTCGTTGCGATGGTGGTCGAAGTCAAGGCTATTTGGCCTGCTTGCGTGCGTCGCACCAATCCTTGAAGGCGCTCGCGCTCCTGGCGTCGTGCAGCGAGACCTGAAACGCTCTTCGCATCTCGATCATGGTCGCGCGGAGGGCTCGCGCCTCATCATCCTTGGCGATGAGCGTGTTTCGCAGGTCGTCGACGGTATCGCGCAAGATCGAACACATTTCGCATCCTCTATCGCGCAGCTCCCAGATCTCCCTGGTCATCGCGTCGATGATTTCGGCGCGCGCGAGGTCTTCGGCTCGGATCTCCTCGCGCAGGGTTGCGCAATTGGCGCATTCGGTGTGAATCATGCTCGTTTCCTGTCTTCTTCTTGCCAAACGGAGGGCAAAAACACCGCCCCCAACGCGATTGCCGCCGCCCGGCGCGCGCACGTGAGCAAATAATGGGGGAATGGGCGCCCGCGGAAGTGGCCTGGACAGCACCCGATAGCCTCCGCCGCGGCGTCCAATTCCTCGATTGTAGACGCCGTGAGCCGACATTGGCCGGTGCGGTACATCGCCGCGCACCCTTTCCACGTCACAAGCTCGTCCACCATCAACATTTCGCTCACCGCCGCAGGTATGCGAGGGTCCGATCGTCCACCTCAGTGGGGATATGCGACTGGCAGAAGGGGCAAAGAAAGAAAATATCCTCGCACAACGAGCCATCGACCACGACGGGCTTGTAGATCAAGTCCGATCGGCACATTTCGAGCCTCACACCGCACTCGATGTTGTTGCACTCGACTTCCTTCGTCCAGATCGGGACGTTCTTCGGCCCGAGGAGGACCCTCATCGCGGAAGCGCCACTGGTGGACTCCTTGAGCCAGGATCGCCCTCAAGCGAAGACAGATAGTCGCGCCCAGCCGTCGTCACGCGGTAATACCGCGAGGTTTCGTGGGTCATGTCGCCGCGGAGGAGGATGACGTTCGCGTGACCAATGGCAACGAGCGTCTTCCAGGTCTCATCCGCCTCCGATCCGACGCAGCAGCAGTAGTAATTCCGCCAACAATGGGGCCACGCGAGGGCGTGGCGCATGAGGTCGGCTGCGTCTGCGCTCATCCGATCCACCATTCCTGATTGCGCTCCGCGTCCAGCGCGGCGCGGGTCGCGGTGAGCGCATTCTGCGTCGCCAATTGCAAGTCGCGCGCGTGGCGCAGCTCCTCCAGGAGGGCCGTGCACCGCACCTGGCAGGCCGTCAGGTTCGCAATCGCCTCGCGGTGGCGCTCGCCAAGCTCGGTCAGCACCGCGAGTACCGACTCGTTCAGCTTGGCAGAACCCTCCTCCATGCATTGCTCTCTCATGTCGCTCACTGGCGCTTAGTTCCCTGATGAGAGGTCGTCATCTTCGATAGTGATATTCGAACAGAATTGAGCCAGGAGGGCAATGTTCGGGAGGATGAGATCGCGCTCGATCTCCACCTTCAACGGGACTTCGGCGCACCACGCGGCTTCCAGCATGCGGATGCGTTCCACCACGGCGTGCTCCAGGCGTCCGAGCCGGCGACGCTCCCAGAACTCATCGCTGACTTCGGCCGCGGTGGGCATGGGCGCGGCCGCGGTCGGGATAGGCGCGGGCGGCTCTCCCTCCCTCTCCAGCCCTATGAGGCGTTGCCCCACCTCATGCCCATCCCCCGCCGCCAACGTCAGCTCCCCCGCCGTCTTCCCACCGCGTGTGAATATACGCACACGATCGTGGTCATCGCCGGTCACCACCAGCACCGATGAGACCGGACCCATGCCCGCGGGCAAGTAGACTGTTTCAGTCATAGACTTTACCTCAATGTTCGTCATCACACCCTACCAGGCGGCTTCAGGGGCCGCGGGAGCAGTTCAAAGCCAAAATGGGCCGGGCGGGGCTTCTTGGGGTGGGGGCGGCCCGCGTTTCGGTCTCTCACGGCCACGATCCAATCGTATTGTGGCGTGGAGAGAGCGCGGCCGGCGGCGAAAATCGACTCGAACGTCTCCCTCTCCGCGTCGGACAGCTCTCCGCCGAGCACTTCCAGGAGCAGTTCGTGCTCCCCCTTCGCAAATGCCTTCTTTACAGCCATGCGAGTCGCCCCTCACTCATCCGATCCCACACCAGCCAGACGTACGCCGACGCGTCCGTTCCCTTCTTCCCCGCCGCGTTCGGCCCGAAAGACGGCCGAGAGGTCAAAAAATAGACGTCGGGCGGGTGCTGCTTGAGCAGCGCAAGCCGCTCCGGCTGCTTGCTCTTTGCCCCCTCCAGCCATCCGCACCGCACGAGCGCCACCACGCATGCCGCCAGCTCCCTCGCGTGCGCGATGAACTCGTACGCATGGCTGAAAGGCGGGTTCATAAACACCGTGTCGGTCTCGATGTCGGAGGTGAGGTAGTCGGCGACGATGCCCTTGCTCCCCGTGCGGGCGGAGTAGCTTTCCACCAGCTCCGCCGAGACGTCCACCCCCAAGATCCGAGCGGCCGGCACCCCCGAGAAGATCAGCGCCGCCGTGATCGCGCCGTCCCCGCACCCCGCATCCAAGATCGACCCAAGCCCCCCTTCCGAAGGGCCGCAGGTGCGGCACCCGCGCGTCGCGAGCGCCCTCACGATCGCCAGCGTCGAGATCTCCGGCGTCCGGTAGAAGTCCCCCTCGCTCCGCACCGCACCCCGGTTCGTCGCGCTCATACCAACTTCCCGCCGTGGCGATAGGCGCGCGTCTTGTTGTAGGCCAGCTTTTTCACCAGCGCCTCCGCCAGCGGGATCTCGTGCTCGCCGGCCATGTCGAAGACGCGAATGAGCACGTCCGCCAGCTCCGACGCCACCCCAAGCGGCTTGCCGTCGTTGTCGAACCACAACTTGTTTAGCTCAACACCAGCTCGGACCTCCTCCATCGCCTCCGCCGTCTCAGAATCCACGAGCCCAAGGAGCGCCACAACCAAGTCTGGCTTCAACTCCGGCATGAAGAGGAGCGCTCTGCGATGCTTCTCCCACCACCCTTTGGACACCGCCGTCTCGTGCGCATCCGCGATCAGTTCGTTTATCGTCGCTTCGATCGTCACTTGCCACCTCCACCCGAACACGCTTTGCAATAATGGCGAACTGCGTCCGCCGTCTCCACGCGACTCCACCCCGTTGGGGTGTCGGACGTGCGCACCCACTTCATTGGCATCCCCCCAGGGCTGTACATGCGCGCCTTCGTCTTGCACCTGTCGCACACGCGGTGTGTCGCGCGAACCGTCAGCCCATCACGCTCCCACCACGTACTCATGGTGCCTTCCTAAGCAGCCCCGCCAGTGCCCTGCGGGCTAGGCTGGAGAGGCACTTCGGGCACGTCGCACGGTCGTCTGGCACCAAGTGTTGGCGCTCGGCGAACCGCCCGCACAACGCCAGCGTGCGCCTTTTTGGTGACCGCGCGTGCCACCTCCCCTCGCCGGGCAGCGGCGCCGGCGCGGGGTTGCCACGCTCAAGGTGATCGCCGTGGGCGCGGAGGCACTTCACGCAGAATTGGGCGCCACCTGGCTGGTCGTGGGGGCAGGAAGAGCACACGCCGCACTGCGTCACGGCCATCCCCCCTCCTTATAGCAGGCCCCCACCCTCCTCCTTACCTCCCCCACCCGATCCACCGCCCGCGCCGCCCTCTCCGCCGCCCTCCCCGCCTCCCGCGCCGCCTCCCACGCCAACCCGCTCCTCCTCCTCACCTCCTCCTCCGCCGCCCGCGCCTCCCGCACCGCCCGCGCCGCCTCTGCCTCCGCCTCCCGCAACTCATCTCCCACCCCATTCCCGAGCCAACGCCTCACCCCCATCACCACCCACCCCATGACTCCAGGCACCATCCCCGCCACCCTACAAAAGTCTCCCGCGCGCTGTCACCCAGAAGAGAGCGAAAAGAAGGAAAAGGTGGTGACAGCACGCGCTTCCCGATGCGCTTGACCTGGCGCGGGACCGCGCGCTAGGTGTCGGCGATGCAATGCAAGGTCCTCCTCGCCGTCAACCCCCACGGCGCCATGGTTGGGCTGTATGCCTCGGGCACGATTGCCGAAGCTGACCTCAACGCGGGACTCTACAACGCCGGCCTCGAATGGCACGAGGTGCTCGGGAAGCTTGTGGGAACCAATGGCCTCCGCGTCTGGGAAGGGAACGTCACCCTCGACGACGAAGGCATCGGCCACTACGCAAAGGGCTCGTTCCGAAAGCTCACCCCCGTTGAGTGGCAATGCGTAGCCGCGGGGAGGTCACCGTGGCGATGAAGAAGTACACGTTCGTCGCCGAAGCCACCATCTCCCTCAGCGTCGATGTCACCGCGTCATGCCTCCTAGAGGCCATCGACAAGGCGCAGTCCGCTTCCGTCATGTCCCTATGCCACCAGTGCGCCGGCAACCACCACGGCGAATGGAGCACGAGCGGTGAACTCGACTGCGACCCTTCAGGGATGACACTCGTTGCCACCTATGTCGATGGTGAGGAGGTCGATGAAGCCGCACTCGATGCCGCGAAAAAGAAGTGGCGCGACTGACTCGACGAATTAGTATGATGGGACGATGGCATACGGAATCTATTGCACGACGTACTGCAACAAGGGGCACATGGTCAGCAGCGGGCGGCCCGTGGGTCACGAGTGCCGGGTGCTCCTCCCCTCGGCTTTGCAGGCGGAGATGGACGGCGACTACGAGACGGCGTGCGCGATCCTCGCCGCCCAGCGGCACGTGAAGTACGTGGTGGGACGCGTCTGCGGTCCGGCTACTGACAGTGACGCGCGATGGCAGAAAACTTGACGTGGCGGATGGCGCTGCGATATTGAGGCGCCATGGGCTACACAACGAGATTCGATGGTCACTTCAATATCTGGCCGCCGCTCAGTTGTACGCGGGTGGCCGCGTTTGGGAGTCAAGACTGGGACACCCTGCCAAACAATCCGGGTGGCCACATGCAGTGGACAGTCGCCAAGGACGGCATGCGGCTCAAGTGGGACGAGGAGGAGAAGTTCTACGACTACGCCAAGTGGCTTCAATGCATCATTGATGGCTGGTTCACGCCGCGCGCCCATTCCGTCTACGGCCAAGTCACATGGCAAGGCGAAGACTTTGCGGACCGCGGCGTCCTCCGCGTCGTCAATGGCCGCGTCCAGAGCCTCCCGCACGTGGACACTAAACCTGGCGACAGCCCAGAAGAGCGGCTCGCTTACCTCGTGACCTTCCTGAAGGACACGATGACGTCAATCGCCAATGACGATGGTCCAGACGGGCGCGCCTTCGCGACGTTGATCGCCAAGACGCTCGCCAACGTAGGCCAGTAGATGTCGTGCACGGCGATGCCACATGGTCCGTGGACGGAGGAGCCGGATAGGTTGGCAGGCTTCACCGCCGCCGGCTTCGCCTACCTCATCACGCGCCACGAGATGATGGGGCACTTGATTGGCCTCGTCGCCCTCCCCACCACCCACCCGCTCTACGGCGTCCACTACCACAACCTCGCCGATATCTCCGTCCACGGCGGCCTCTCCTTCTCCGGCCCGCGCGAGGACCACTGCCACGCGTTTCTCGAACTAGTGCGCCAGTCGGCCTGGTGGGTCGGCTTCCACTGCGCCCACGCGGGCGACCGCTGCCCCATCATTCTAGGCAGTGGTGTGTACCGCGACATGGCGTTCGTCAAAGCCGAGGTCGAATCCCTCGCCAACCAACTCGCAGACCGCGCGTCCGTCACCGTAGGGCCGACACGATGAAGAAAGCGAAGCCTCCGGTGGTCGCGCCCCAAGATGGTGCCATCACCTGGGCGTGCCCGACCTGCGGAGCGGAGGCGCATAAGCATGGGCGCGGCGGCAGCGACGCGTGCGTGGCCCGCGAAGGCCGGTGCGATGGCTTCGTCTGCGAGTGCGACGATTTTGAGGGGGGAGACCATGGCGTCTGCTTCGCCAACCCCTGCACCAATGCGGTCTGCTGCCACTGCGGCTGGCAGGGACAGTTCCCGCAGAAGCCGAAAGGGCTCCAGGCGTGGGAGAAGAAAGCCCTCGACGCCGGCTGGACCCCACCCCATTCACGCTTCCCTACCATCCAAACCGGCAAGTAGTGCGTGTCTCTCCACGCCGTCACACCCTCTGCCTTTTTCGCCTTGTGTAGGCACCTCTACCTCTGGCAGCTTGAGAGAGCCGACTAGCTGGTCTTCGTCGGACTCTAGACCGTCATGCCCGCGAACGGGATTTCCCAGCGGTCTTAGACCCCCACCATCTCACCCCACGAGAGAGCCGTCAAGATGAGCGCTCCGCATGACCATTGGGACGGTGTGACCCCGCTCTCCCACGACGACCTTGGCACGCTCGCGCACGCCTACCTGCTGCTTGGTCACATGCGCCGCGGCGCGTTGGCGTGCGAAGATCCCAAGTCGTTGCGGGTCTTCGAGCAAGAAATGCAGCGCATCCAACTCGTCATCGAGTGGCACGACGCGCGCGGCCTCCTCCCCTTCTGAGCCACCCCTACTTCGCGATCAGCGCCCGTACCGCCGCATCCTTCGACTCCAAGAGCTTCCGTAGCGCCACCGTCCTCTCAGCATTCTGCGGCAACGCCTGCATCAGTTGGTGCGCCATGTCGTGGAAGGGCTTCGAGACCACCTGCAAGTGGCCGGGTAGGTGCTCGAAGGCGAAGAACTGAAGGATGTGCTCCACGCGCGCAGTGCGAAAGGTGAGAGAAAGATCTTCGTCATTTGCCATGTCGTTCACCTCTTGTATTCCATCGTTCGATTAGTGGCTTATGTTCCTCAGACCGCATCTCGATGTCGCACTCAGGGCAACCAATGGTGAGCCAGCTTACCATGTTGTGGCTCCAGAGTGACTCGTCGGTGACCTCGTACGACCTAGCCGGACCACCGCAAAACGGGCATGGGGAAAGCCTCATCCGTTGAGCCAGCTTATCACGCGCCACGAGGTATGGTGGCCTTCGTCATTCGCGCCCGCACCGCCGCGTCCTTCGACTCCAAAAACTGCCTCCGCGCCAACCGAGCACGCCCCTCCTCGTCTAGGTTGTGCATCCCGAAGGCCACCCCCTCCACCACCGGCTCCGCCCTCCGAAGCGCAATGCGATACAGGATGAGATAACCGATGAGGTCCAGCACCGTGTCCTCCGCCTGAGACTCGTCCCCGCGCTGAAGACGGGAAAGCTTGTCGTCTATCCTCACCCGTATCTGCTCCGACGTCGACGCCCGCGAAAACACCCTCAGAGGCGACAAGGCCGAATCCCCGTAGGACAGATTCTTGGCGAGTAGCATCGCCTTGAGCGCGTCACACTCCGCGCCGATGTCCGCCTGCGTGTCGTGGTCAGCCATGGGAGCCTCGTGGTCACTCACCGAATTTTCTCCATGATGTGGCACCCGCGGTCACTCGCCTGCCTCCTCCGTTAGAAACTGCATGTAGCTCGCCATGACGTTGAGCGCACGCGCCCTCCTTCGGAAGGCGATGTGTTGTTCCCGTGTCGAAAGCTTCTCTGCCAGCTCACGCACATCCGCTATCGCCCGCACCCGCTCCTCCGGCGCCATGTTCAGCCAATCGTGCAACGCGAGATGCGACTTCTTATCGGCTTCGAGGATCATCAGTGTGGTGCTCATCTCTTCCCTAGAGAGGCTATGAGTGAGGTGTACTCCCGCTCCGTTATCTTCACCCTCTCCTCATCGTTCCACTGCGCCCTGGTGTACTCCCGCTCCGTTATCTTCACCCTCTCCTCATCGTTCCACTGCGCCCTGAAGCCACGATGGTCCCCCTCGTGCCCCTCCGGCTTGACGCAGAACACCACCCCTCCACGCGTGGCGTAGATGGCTGGACACTGGCGCTCTCCCTCCTTCATCCCGCCTTCCTCCCATCCTTGCACGCGCGACAGTAATGCTTCACACCCTCACCATCCACCACTTCCACCCGCGTCCACCCCGGCGGTACCGCGCTATGCCGCAACCACCCCGCTCGATGCCCCGCCGCCGTCTCCATCGCACGCTTCGCCCCGCACCCGTCACATACCCGATGGCTCGCCCATGCCCCACGCGCCGTGTCCTCCCATGCCGTGCTCATGGCGTCCGCGACCAACCCATGCAGTCGTTGACGCTGACACGGTGGTCGTAACCCGTCTCCTGCTCAAAGTCCTGAACCACGAACACGTCCCCAATACGTGATGCGCCCGTGACCCGAAACCGATCGGCGCGCGCGTTCCCGGCTACGGAGCAGTACAAACGATGCTCTCCCATCATCGCCTTGAACTTGACCTTCAAGATGGCCGGCAAACGGAAGTAGTTGAGCACCCACGACGCGTACACATCCGTCGTCGGATCATCGATGAAGTCGTCAACGTGGTCGTGTGCCATTGGGCGGAGACCCTAGCAAAAAAAAAGGCGTAGGGTGAAGCCATGGCAGCGAAGAGAACGAGGAAGCCTAAGCGAGTCCTGGTCTACGTCAGCTTCGAGGTGGAGCGTGACATCCTCCCGCCACACGATGAACTGCGCGCGGCTTTCTATGGCGCCCTCGATGGCGTGCTGAAGGTCGGCGAGTGCTACTACGCAGGCAAGCTCGGAACGAAGTTCGTCCGTCACGCTTCGTAGGGCTCATCCGTGCCCCTCACCCACCCCGACGCGTGAACCACCCACCTTCTGACAGCGATTGTTGAGGGGTGTGGAGTTGGAGCGGTG